CCGCCGCAACCTCTTCAACAAATGGTTGAATCGTCATAATTGGTTCTGGCTCTGTGTCAAAGTTCTGTAAAACCTCATCTAAAGCACTTGACATATTTTTCATCCGTTCAAGGATAACTGAATTGTCTTCGACAACCTTTGTAATCTTTTCTTCGGTTATTTGCTCTTTTTGCGTGTCTTTATTTGGATGAAGTTTATAATATTTGTTCCAAGATAGCTTGGAGTATTTTCTTCTTAAGAGCTTTCTTCGTCTTTTGCCCATCTATTCACCTTTTTTAAAATCTTTTTCTTTGGGGCTGCTACCTTTTTTGGTGCTACCTTCTTGGAAGCCTCTTTTGCCTTACTTTCCGCAGCCTTTTTAGATTTTTCTTTTGCTGCTTGTTCTAATTCTGCTTTTCTTGCTGCCTCTTCTCGTTGCTTGGCTTTTTTTCGTCTGCTCATGCCCATTTGTATGATCTCCTTTTATATATTAAATAGTTTTTAAATTAAAAAACCCCCAATCCGAAGAAAGGGGGAATAGTAGATATCATATGTTTAATGCTTATGCATTATCATAAGGAAGTTTACTACATTTTATGTAAACACAATCGATAGTTCTGGTGTTACCGGCTTGTTGCATAATGCCCACAACCGGAATGAAGGTTTTGTCATTTGTTAGGGCACCAGACTTTTGGGTACCGGCGCCGGCGCTTGTATATTCAGCAGCAGCAGTTTTTCCCTGCAAACTATATTGAACACCATTAACCCATGCAGAAACTTTTCTGTCCGAATCGATAGTAAACCCAAGACGATAAGAGGTGCTAGCAGCAACCGCAATTGGAAGTTTAACTCTGACGTCATTACCGGCTCCATGA